AATCCTCTAATAAACGATGTCTCGGGGCAGTCAGATGCCAGTATGGACTCATTTAAAGTTATAACACTATATGTTTGAATATCAAATAGATATAAATCCCATTCGGAAGAATCTGAGGAATATGAACTATCGGAGGTGGCAAATGAATAAACTCTTGCCTTACCTATTGTAGTTCCTGTTCCTGCAGATGTTGAATTAGTTCTTTGATTATTTAAATCAACTACGTTGCTATTATTATCAACGCCTATGACTGGTGTTCCAAAAACATTATTAAGTTTTAATCTATTACCCATATCAAATGGGACTAAAGAAGATGATACTGATTGAACATCTCTTGGTTTTTCAACATCTATAATTGTTGTTCCTGGTAGATCAATATCATATCCTCTGACATATGCCTTTCCAGCAGAAATTTTAACACACATCAAATCATCACTAGGGTTATTTCCCTGCTCTGTTTTTTGTGTATTTAAGTATAAACCTTCATTAGAAATGCGATCATTAAGAGAATTTGCAACTTCAACCCCAAAATTATTTACTGAGTAATCACCAGATTCTTCAAAAGTTCTCTTAGCAAAATAATCTTTAATTATTGAGTATTGCGACTTATCCTGTATCTTCTTAATTTCTCCGTTGTCAAGTCTTATAATTTCTACAAAATCCTTGTCATCAAAATCTGTTAATTCCTTTTGAGTTAGAGATGTTGAGATTTTTAATCTATCTGCTCCAGGGGCAGCATAGTTAGAAAATCCTTTAGCATTGTCATATAGTGAGGTATCAATGCCAACATTTACAATCTCTTCTTTTATTTGAAGACCTACACGATATGAAGGATTATTTGTATATGGCGTAACTATTAGAGTATCTTCATCAACATTTACGAACGTTCCTCTAATAAAATAGACTCCGGGTGTTATACCTACAGCGGATCCGATAGCAGTCGCGTCTAGATCGATTAAAGTTGCTACAGTATTGCCAGAGTTTAACGTTGTATTGCCATAAGTAACATTATCTAAGGTAATGAGAAGTTCTCCATCGCTGAATGAAGTAAACTCAAAATTTGAATCAGAATCAATATATTTTACAAATAATGTTGGCGATTCTACATCTTTTGATGGTGGTAGTAAATAGTTTACTACTTTAGCGGTTATTCCTGTAGTTTGACCTTGTAATGTTTTGCCAACTAATTGTTGAATGTAAAGGGAAACATCAATTCCAAGGTGGTCAGAATTTAACTTGACAGAATAATACTGTGGGTCATATGTGATACTTCCAGTTATCACCATCGATCCTTCTTTGAAAATATGACTTCCAAAAGATTCGATTTGATCTTGAAGGATTGACTGTAGAGTAGTTAATTCCCTAGCTTGGACTGGGAATCCTGGTTTAAATAATACCCTATAGAAATTGTCGGACGGATCAAAATCATCATAATATGGGTTTATATTTAAATTTGTCTTCTGTGGCATTTTTAAAATTCCAGGATAATTTTAACGTCTTCTTTTTGTCTGGAGTTCCTTGAAATCAGAGGTCGATTATCTAGATAAATTATATCCCCCGATCCTTTATTTATTTCGGAATTTGCCAGTCCATTTGTAAACTGAGATCCAAGATCAATTATCTTAGATCCAGTTGGATTGGTGGTTATTCCAGTAAAGGTTGTATCAATAGAACCAGAGAAACTAGCAGTAGTAACTGGATTTGATGAAGATTCGAAATTTAAAACCTTGGATGCTGTGGATATTCCGGAATAATCGGTTTGATCTAACGTTGTTTGGTTAAATGTTAATGACCGATCAACAAAATACTTAGCAACTTTAGTTTCACTGTCATAGGAAGCAACATATCCTTTAGCAATTCCTCCTGTAACAATCTGATTAATCTTATCTCCAATAGAGAGAGATCCAGTTACTGAAGAAAACTTAATAGCATTTAATGATGAAAATTGATTTTCCGTATACACGGATGTTGAACCAATAGAAGTTGGGTTCTTAACTATCCCAACTTGAGCAAACTTTGTATCTATAGGAAAATCTTTTGTAGAATCATCAAATCTAGCGTAAATTAGAACCTTGTCTGCACCCAATTCCTTGTAAATATCGTAACCATGACCCTTTGATGGTGGAATAATTGGTATTAGGTGAGCATATGTTCCAGCAGCACTGGCATTGATCGATCCAAGATCAACCATACCATAAGTATAATTTTTTCCACCAGAAGAAACCGTGGTATTTGTTATTTTACCACTAACAACATCAACGATTACTTTTCCACCAGATCCATCACCAAGAATATCAACTTCTTGCCCAAGACCACCTGAATAGTTTGATCCTTGATTTTTGATGTATACTTTTTTTATTTGATTTTCATATACATCAGAGTCTCCATTATCTCTAATCGCAGATATTTGAGAGTCTGATGAAGTACTCCAATCATTTGGGAGAGCAATGTATTCAGTAGAATCGAATTTTATAATGTCACTGGGATTTACAGAGAAAAGATATTTCCAAACATACCCATCGCCACTTTCTCCTGCTTTAGATGGTTCCAGATCAGTAAATGATGGTTCATCTTGGGAAGCATTACCGATTGTGCTTATTCCGGAAGATCCATTATCAATACAAATATAAACTTTATAATCAGAATTCATTACATAGTAATTTGAATCATACAATCTTGTTGATTGTGTGATCGGAGATAAATTTGTGGAACTATAATCGTGCCTGTACATTTCATATCTAGTTCCTCTCGTCCAATCAATTCTTCTAATCAATCTTTTCGCATTGATTGAAGTTACTTTTTTGCCAAACATCATCGTTTGACCGACATGATTTAAATTATTAAAATTATCTACAGGAACTGGTGTATTATCATCCCAAGTAGTTGTCCTACCAAATCCAACCTGAGTTGGGTTTGCTAAACTCAGAAAAACATAGTAAGAATTATTGGTAGTGTCACTAATGGAGTCTACGAAATTACTCGCATTTAATATTCTAAATTGATCTGTTACAATTGCCGCCATCGTAAATAGCTTTTTCCTATATTTATAGATCTTTTCTAAGCGCCCCAGTATCTCTTAAACCATAACCACGTCTTTGAATTGTTGGGAACGTTGATAGACCAGAATTTGTTGTATTAAATCCAACAATCAGTCCAGTAACTCCTATAGAAACAGGAGTTGTAGATCTTGTTATACCAGATAGTCTTCCCCAAGAGAATCTTCCAAGTGGTAGTGATGTGCTTCCCGTAGTTGCTATTCCAACTACTGAACTATCCGATTTAACATTAGTCACAATTTCGGCATTTCCGCCAGAAGAAGAGATGCTGTGTACATAGTAAATATTATCCAAGAAAGTGGTTCCAATCCCAACTAGTGAAGCATCTCCACCATCAATTGAAGTAACGCCATTACCGACGGTCGTATCTACAACACAAATTGGATAATTGACATTTAAACCGGTAAATGATGATGAATTTAAGAAGAATTTGAGTGCTAGTGGATTACCACCAGTTCCAGAAGTTGTAGTAATCCCTGTTATTATTCCAGAGAAACCTTCAACAACGGTTATATCAGTTACATTTTCATATGTTGGGGTTGGGAATGGAACGATAACTTTTGGTTGTGTTGCAAGTGAATATCCAAGACCTGGATTTGTAATATTAGCAACACCACTTAAAGATCCATTTACTATGGATATTGTTGCTGTTGCTGTAGTACCAATACCAACTCCAATGTGTTTGGGTGATCCAATCTTAACTTCTACTGAAGATCCAGTGTATCCAGAACCAGCATTTACGATATCTAGAGATTGTACAGTTCCTGCCACAGAAACTACGGCAGTAACTGCCGCTGAAATGGGATCAACGCTGTCAATAATTAAAGCATCAAACGAAGATATAACAATAGCAGATTCATTTTCTTCATAGTTGAAGAATTGTGCATCATCAACAAAGATTTCAGTATCTGATGTAGAAACATCTTTAATGATTCTTGCGGTTGGATAAACCTGAGTTTCTATAGAATCTCTTGATTTTGATACTACTTCATTAAAAATGATCTTATCGACTTTTTGTTTTGTCCAACTTAATGGTTTAAAATTATTTTCATCTATACCAAAACCACCATAAAGATTTGTCTCCATAATATCGGAACTTGTAATTCCAACAACTACTCTAGAATCTTGAGTAACTGTATTTGAATTTGAATTATTTTTTATAACCTGAACAATATCTCCTTGTTTAATAGATTCATTTACATTGATGATTGAAGAGTCAACACCTCTCGTTCCTCTATAGAAAAATACTGATATAATATCACTTTCCTCTGGGGCTTCAGTAAATACGAACGATGTTCCTCCAGTAAATGTATAATTAACACCCGGATCTTGTATTACTCCATTTACAAATATAATCAGTAAGGCATTTAAATCAATATCAATTGAGTCTATATTCGATGGATCTTTTTGGAAACTTAAAAGTTGTCCGTTGTAGTTGAGAGGGAATCTCGTTCTAATTCCATTTTGTAATCCCGCTATACTGTCAATGTAATCCAATTCTCCAAATTGCCAAGAAGAGAATGTATCGGTAAAAGTTTCAATAACAGTTAATTCAAAATCGGAAAGTGGTTCCGAAAGATTTCTATCCGTAACCAAACCAACTGGTTTGAATACATCACCATTTCTAAAACCATAACCAGGTCTTGCTATATTGAATGACTTAACTTCAAATAGGGTTGAACCAATTCCCGTGGTTGAACTTGCTCCAACCCCTAAAGATAAGAGTAGTCCAGTTCCAGTTTCTGATGTTGTTCCAATACCAAGTCTTGATACCCCTGTAATTGGTAGGTTTTCGTAAGATGGTTCTGATACACTTACAAAAGTATTTGTTACATCGTAACCAGTTCCTCCACTATTAATGGTAAATGCCAAGGAACCACCAGCACCAACAGAAACAGAAACATCTGCACCATAACCAGTTGATGAAGTAACTGCTATGCTAACAGGACCTTTGTATCCGGATCCATTTATATCTGTAGAACCAATACCTATTGCGGTGATGGACCCAGATCCATCAATAACTGCAGTTACTGAAGCACCAACCAGAGGAGCATAACCCAATCCATTTGTTGAACCAAGAGAAATAATATATCCACCACGTGGTAG